GGTCAACACCAGAGCTAATTGGGCAAACCTCAATCCCGTGTTGCTTCCGGGTGAGACTGCCGTTGAGACACAAACCAATAACGTCAAAGTTGGAGACGGCGTTTCCACTTGGAGCAAGCTGCCGTATTTCTCCTCGCCAGGGTATTGGGGTTCGTTTTGGGACGAGACGTCGCAGACAGCAACGGCTAACACACCAACTGCGATTTACCTGCGTCAACGTGATACGGGCAGTCGAGGTGTTCGCGTTGTTTCTGGCACTCGCATCACGTTTGATTGTGCTGGTATTTACAGCATCACATTCTCAATTCAATTCAGTAATACGGACAACAGCATTCACGATATCAACGTTTGGTTGCGCAAGAATAACGAAGGCAGCGCTGGTAACGTGCCGGCTAGCGACAGCCGATTCAGCATCATCGCAAGGCATGGCAACGTTGACGGCAACGTGATCGGCTGCGTCAATTTTGTGTTGCCTGTTGTCGCAAATGATTACCTGGAGTTGATCTGGGCGACATCTGACGTTGACGCTTACATTCATGCTGAATCAGCACAGACCAGCCCCTTTGCTCATCCGAGCATTCCCGGCGTTGTCTGCACTGTCGTTCAAGTTGCTTCTGCCTGACCATGGCTGACACCCGCCGCGAATTGATCCTTGCTCGCATCAAGAGCAATCTGGACACGATCACAGGTGCGACGGTCTACAGGAGCCGTGTGGAGCCTCTGGCGCGTGGTGAGGTGCCTGCTGTCATTGTCGAACCCATCAACGATCAACCTGTTGATACGAACTTCTACGACAAGCTGGACTGGTCAATGCGGGTCAGGATCACGACTCTGGTGCGTGCCGCAGTGCCTGACGATGAGTCGGATACGTACACTCAACAAGTGCATGCCAAGTTAATGGCTGATCAGACCGTGAACGGCTACGCCCTTGACTTGACACCTGATCGAACTGACTTCAACCTGTATGAAGCTGATGTGCCGCTAGGTGTTATCAGTCAGGACTTCATTGTCCGTTATCGTACAAGCAGGACTTCATTAACTAGCGCCTGACATTATGGCTAAGATTGAAAGGGAAGTTCCCAATCCCGGAGTGGGCGGCAGCTATTTGTTTGACCCCAAGACGGGAAAGCTTACACTGATCACAGAAACCGCCGCTCCTACCACCGATGGCACTGACACGGAAGAAGTTTCTGATCGCAAAGATTGAGGCGACTTACGGGACCGATCCAAGTCCTGTCGGCGGCACTGATGCGGTTCAAGTCACCAACCTTGAGGTGACCCCGATTGAGTCTGACAACGTTCAGGCTGCTGCGTATCAAGGCTTCTTGGGTAACAGCACTCGCGGCACATTGGTTGCCAACAAGCGCGTCAGCGTCACCTTTGATGTTGAACTTGCTGGTTCCGGAACGGCTGGTACTGCGCCTGCGTTTGGTCCACTGTTGAAATCTTGCGGATTGAGCGAGACAATTGTTTCGTCTACTTCCGTGACCTATGCACCGGTCTCGAGCAGCTTCAGTTCGGCAACGATCTACTGCTTCTACGACGGCACTCGTCACAAGATCACTGGTGCTCTCGGCACTGTCAGCTTCAACATGACTGCTGGCCAGTTTGCTGTTGCGAGTTTCAACTTCATCGGCATCTACAACGCACCTGATGGCACTTCCCTGTCGGGTTCGTTCACTGTGGCCAATCAGGCTGCTGCGATCGAAGTGAATGACACCAACGTGACAACTGCCACCTTCCACGGTGTGACCAGCTCACGCATTGAGTCGTTCGATCTGGCAATGAACAACGAGCTGCTGTACAAGGAGACTGCTTCTAACAAAGAAGTGCTGATCACCAACCGCGCTCCTGGTGGTACTGCTGTGATCGAGGCTCCTGCAGTTGGCACCACTGACTTCTTCGCCAAGGCCGTTGCCTCTGCTACTGGCGCTACCACGATTGTGCTGGGTGCTACCTCTGGCAACATTGTCACGGTCAACGCAGCACAGACAGATATCACTGGTTGCAGCTACGCTGACACGAACGGCGTTATCGCTCTGTCGATGCCGTACCTTGCCCTGCCTACCACGGCTGGCAACAACGAAATGTCACTCGTCTTCACCTGATCCTTATGGCTTTCATTCTCAAGAAGACTGCTTCGTACAAATGGCCCGTGACAGTGGAAGTCCCTGTCGATGGTGGCAAATTTGAAAAGCAAACGTTCGATGCAGTCTTCAAGAAGATGAGTCGTTCTGCCTTCAACGATCTGATTGACAAAGGCGATGATGTCTTGGTTGATGGGATCCTTGAAGGTTGGGACGGTGTCAAGGATGAAGAAGGCAAGGACGTGGCATTCACGCAGAAGGCTAAGAAGGAGATCTGCGACGATCCTTACGTGATGCGTGCGTTGATTCAAGCGTATGCCGACAGCGTGACTGGAGCGCCAGCAAAAAACTAAAAGTCGCCGCTGAGTATTGGGCGAAAGGCGGCGTTGTTGATGAACGTGAAACTGACCTGAAAGCTCTTGGCGCGAGCGAGGAACAACTTGCCGCCTTGAGGTTGGAGAGTGCTGAGAAAGATTGCGAGGTGTGGGAAGAGAATTGGGATGTGCTGAATATGTTCATTCGCCTGTCAACGCAATGGCACACGAGCATGGCCGGATTGACGGGATTGAACTACCAGACTTTGGAATGGCTATGTAAGCTGTATGCAGTCAAGGATCCTGTGGCCATGTTTGAAGGCGTGCAGGTGATGGAGATGGCTGCCCTGTCCGTCTTGAACAAGAGGAAGAAATGAGCCAAGTTACTGAACTGCTGGTACGGATTAAGGAGCAGGGCGGTGAGCAGCTCACCAGGCTTCAGGGCACGCTAAAAAACCTGGCGCAACAGACGGCTGCAACAAATATCAATTTCAAAGAAGCATCTGATGAGCTTCGCAAAATACAGCAAAACTCTGCAAATAGCATCAACAATCTCAAAGGTTATGCAAATGCATGGCGTGAGATTGCGAACAGCGTTGAGCTTGGCAGTGCTGAATTCAAACAAGCGTCTGCTGAGGCGGCAAAACTTGATGCGCAACTGAGGAAGGTCCAACCTGGTGGTCGTGGGCGTCTTGCAGGCGCTGCGCAGATTGCAGGCACAATTGCTGGTGCTGGCGTCTTTGGCGGCCTTGAAGGCGGTGCTGGTGCTGCTATAGGCGGCATTATTGGCGGCGTCCCTGGATCAATCGCTGGTGGTGCAATTGGTGCACAGGTTGGACAGGCACGTCAATCGCTCGGTGGCCTTGCTGATTACACAGCACAGATTGAAAAGCAACGTATTGCTCTGCGCCTTGTTACTGCAGATGCAAATTCCTTTGCTCAAAGTTTGGCATTTATTGATCAAACAAGTCGTAAATTTGCGATCCCGCAAGAGTTGGTTACACGTCAATTCACGCAGTTGTCGGCATCTGTTATTGGCGCTGGTGGAAACGTTAAAGACGCTGAGAAAGCGTTCCTTGGCATTGCTGCCGGCATTCGAGGCACGGGTGGCAGCCTTGAGGACATGGACGCAGCATTGCGTGCAACTGCGCAGGTGTTCAGCAAGGGCAAACTTAGCGCTGAAGAATTGCGGCAACAGATTGGTGAACGACTGCCTGGTGCATTTACTTTGTTTGCCAAGTCAATCGGCATGACGCCGCAAGAACTTGATAAAGCTTTAGAGCAAGGTCAAGTTTCGTTGCAAGATTTCATGAAGTTTGTTGAGGAGCTAATTAAGAGGTACGGCAAGAACGCTGAAATTATCGCTAAGGCACCTCAGTCTGCTGGTGACCGGTTGCGGGAAGCTTTGTCACGCTTGAGCGAGAGCGTTGGTCGATTGCTGGCCCCTATTGGTGCTGCATTCCAAAGCATCTTTGCTGACATTGTTGAGGCTATTGATCGCGCTGCACGTTCTCTTGCTCGCTTCATGGGCATGAAGTTTTACGACCCAGCTCGAATCAATGAGTTGAAAAATGAAATCGCAAAAATTCGCAAAGAGATCATTGAACTTGGGGAGACTGGTGGTAAGTCAACTGCAGGACGTGAACATCTTTTGCGTTTGAAAGTTAAAGAACTGACGCAGCTCGAAGGTCTTAAGCCAAAGGGTGGCTCTACTGGTCAACTGCCGCCTAGCAATCTGCCCGGGATTGTCCCTGGGGCTGACAAAGAAGGTCGCGCCAAGGAAGATCAAGAAGCGAAGCGCCAACAAAGGCTCCTCGAAAGGCGAAATGAACTGACTCGTAAAGCGTCAGAATTTCAGCGTGATCTTAATAACAAAGTCTTTGAGACGAATGAAAAGATTCAATCCTTAGGCGCAAACTCCATTCAAGTCTTTGAACGCCAATACATTGACAAGGTAACTGATGCAGAAAAAGTCACTGGAGATTTACTGCTTAAGATTTTTAACTTTGCCAAAGAAGTTCGCGAAGCAGGCGGCAAACTAAACATTCAAAATCTTGTTCAAACTGTTGTCACACTTGAAAACACAGCTAAATCGTTGGCGCAGAATGAATACGTCACAAATCTAAATGACCTATTCAAAGAGCTTGATACAACGTTTACTGAGATCACAGATCGCGTCTACGAAAATGCACGCGCCTTGCAGTACAACGCAGATGTCATGGGTGGTCTCAAGGATGGCCTGATTGGCTACAGCGAAGGCATCGGCACTGTCAGGCAATCTTTCAGCGATCTGGCGGAATCTGGCATCAAGAAAATTGAAGACTCAATCTTTGATTTATTGACCACTGGCACTGTCAACTACAGAGAGTTTGCATCGCAAATCCTGAAGGAAACAACACGCATGATTCTTCAACAATATGTGTTGAAGGGTGTGATGCAAGCACTGGGATTCTTGAAACCTGCAGCATCTTCAGGTCTCAGTCCACTGCAAGGCATTCCTCTGTTTCAGTCTTCGAGTGTCAACTTCAACCCGTTGGCATTTGGCTCCGGCTTTGCAATGGGCGGCATCATGACACCTTACGGGCCGATGCAGCTCAAGAAATACGCCAATGGTGGTATTGCCAATTCACCTCAGCTTGCCGTGTTCGGGGAAGGTGCACGCTCTGAGGCGTATGTGCCGCTACCTGACGGACGCTCAATCCCAGTTACGATGAGGGGCGGCGGGAATGCAACTGTTGTCGTGAACGTTGACGCTACCGGCTCGAAAGTCCAGGGCGACAATAGTGATGCAAATGCCTTGGGTCGTGTTGTGGGTGCTGCAGTGCAGCAAGAATTGATCAGGCAGAAGCGTCCTGGAGGCTTGCTCGCATAATGGCCACTTTCAACGACGCAACGGTTGGCACAAGCAGCGGCGGTACAACGCCTGACTTCAGCCTGATCAAGAAAAGTGAACCCAAGATTCGCACCGTTAAGTTTGGAGACGGATACGAACAGCGCTTGCGTTATGGGTTGAATCAAAACCCGAAGGTGTGGGATCTGACCTGGACAGCAAAGAGCAATGCTGACGCTGATGCGATTGAGGCATTTTTTGATGCACGCGCAAATGATGGCGGCTCGTTTGACTGGACACCACCCGCTGGTGGGACTGCTGGTAAATATGTGTGTTTGAGCTGGAGTCGTGAGCTGCAGTACACAAACATCAACATCATCACCGCAACATTCACGCAAGTGTTTGAACCATGAGCGGCGAACTATTCCGGGAGTTAATCAGTTCAAACCCTGCGGCGATCATCGAGCTGTTTGAGCTTGAGCTGATCCAGAAGATCCATGGCAGCAATACGGTTTACCGGTTCCACAATGGCGTCAATGGCACGCTGACCAAAGGCGATGTCTATTGGGGCGGCAACAATTACATGGCCTTCCCGATCGAGGTGGGCGGGTTTGAGTACAGCGGCAACGGGCAACTGCCACGGCCCAAGGTCAGGGTGTCCAACCTGTTCGGGTCGATCTCGCTGATCCTGCTGGATGTCAACGCCTACACAGTGGGCAACGATCTGACCGGTGCAAAGTTTACGCGGATCCGCACGCTGAGCCGGTTCCTTGATGCCAACAACTTCGACGGTGGCGCCAACCCATACGGCACGCCAGACCCGACCGCTGAGATGCCGCGTGAGGTTTACTACGTCGATCGCAAGGTCACCGAGACGCGTGACTTTGTTGAGTTCGAGCTGACTGCTGCGTTTGACTTGGCTGGTGTGCGTGCCCCAAAGCGCATTGCGCTGGCCACTGCCTGCCCGTGGGAGTATCGCGGTTCTGAGTGCGGCTATACCGGGACCAACTACTTCGACGAGAACGACAACGCGCTGGCGACAAGCCCTGCAACTAACTTTGCGGCGGGCACTGCAACCCTGAGCGCTGGCAGCAGCTTGTTCGTGGGTCAATCGCTGACGTCTGCAAATGCTTGGTTCAGGACCACGCTGCAGGCCGACTCGAACCTGGTCACTTACGCCAAGGACAACCCGAGCGCAAATGCACGATGGGCATCTAACACGGTCGGATCTGATGCTTACCGGCTCGTGATGCAGACCGATGGCAACCTTGTCATGTATCGCAGCAATGGCACGGCAATATGGGCCACGAACACTGCGTTGCTGGGTACGCCAACGGCTGTCAGGCACATGGACTGGCGGCTTGAGAGCACGGTCAACACCGGCCGCGCTGGGGCGTTCTTCTATGAGGTGCTCGGCAACGCTGACACCTATGCAGGGCAATCGCGCACGGCGACGAAGCTGTTCACCGTTGACACCAAGACTGTCACGTTGAGCTACACGGCAACATCTGTTGAGCTATCGCAGGCCTACAAAGACGCCTTCACTGCACTGGGCCGGACGGTGAACTATTCATGGACGCAAGGCGCACCAACCATCAACAATGACTATGGCGACCCCAACCTGAAGCCAATGGCCAAGGCAACCGTCAGCGCATCGACGGGCATGTGGCGGGTGAATGAATACTTCAACGCGCAGGTGACTGTCAGCAGCAACAACCCATGGCGCAACGGTGACCCTGTCGTCAACCCCGGCACCTTGGGCACCTTCACCAGCGTGGCAGCGGTCTATTACCTGCGGACTGCCAGCGGCTATTCAACCAACTACCTGACGCAGCAGAACGACGCAAACCTGGTGCTCTATCACGGCGGCACCACGACCCCGCTATGGGCTTCTGGTTACAGCACCGCCATCGAGCCACGGATTATCACCGGCACCGTTGACGCGTTAAATGATGTCTGCGGTAAGCGGCTCAGTAGTTGCCGCAAAAGATTTGGCGAGAATGCACAGCTACCGTTCGGTGGGTTCCCGGGCGTTGGAGGGTTCTACGGATGATGAAGTGGCAGGAGGCTGCGGTTGAGCACGCGCTGGCGGAGGCGCCGAAAGAGGCGTGTGGCCTGCTGGTGGTGGTCAAAGGGCGTAAGCGATACTGGCCCTGTCGCAACCTGGCACAGACGCCACAGGACTTCTTTGTGCTGAGCACTGAAGACTACGCCGAAGCCGAGGATGCAGGAGAGGTGGTCGGTGTGGTGCATAGCCATCCGCGCACACCCGCAACACCAAGCGATGCCGACAGGATGGCCTGCGAGCGTAGCGGTCTGCCGTGGCACATCGTCAACCCTGGCACGCTGCAATGGGAGACCTGCGAACCAAGCGGGTTCAAGGCGCCGCTGATCGGACGGCAGTGGGTGTGGGGCGTGAGCGATTGCTGGACGCTGGTGCGTGATTGGTACGCCGAGCAGTTTGCATTGCACCTCCCAGATTGGGAGCGGCCGGAGGTGATGCAGCAGTTCAACGAGGATCCGATGTTTGATCGCTGCTGGGGCGAGGCCGGGTTCGTTGAGGTGGATGTTGAGCGGCTGCAGGTTGGTGATGCGTTGCTGATGTCACTCGATGGCGCAAGGGGCCTGAACCATGTTGCGGTCTACGTTGGCGATCAGATGATCCTGCATCACATTCGTGGGCGGCTTAGTTCACGCGACTTGCTCGGCAGCTATTATCTGAAGAACACCGGGCGTGCGCTCCGGCACTCAAGCAGGTGCCTGTGATGCGATTGATCAAGGTCTACGGCAGCCTGGCGAAGTTCCTAGGGCAGCGCAGCTTCAGGGCAGCGGTGAGCACACCGGCAGAGGCTGTGCGGTTTCTGGTGGCTAACTTCCCAGGTCTGCAGGCGCACATGGCTGAGCGTGAATACAAGGTGAGCGCAGGCAGGATTCAGCTCCCGATCGGTGATGAACCGCAGCAGTTGCACATGCCTATCGGCTCTGCTGATGTGATCCGCATTGTGCCGGTTCTGATCGGGGCTGGGGATGTCGGCAAGATCTTGGGTGGCATTGCACTTGTGGCGTTGTCATTGCTGTTCGCCCCTGGTGCTGCGTTGGCCACCAGTCTTGGTTTCACGCTTGGATCGCAGGCGGTTTCAATCGGTGTCGGTATTGGCTTGAGCCTTACGCTGGGCGGCGTTGCGTCGTTGCTATCACCCGTGCCGCAGCTTGGCGCCGGCAACGACACAGACGCAGACCCGAAGAAGTCCTATAGCTTTTCTGGCATTCAGAACGTATCGCGCTCTGGTGTGCCTGTGCCGATCATCTACGGCGAGGTGCTGGTGGGCAGCGTCGTCATCTCGGCTGGCTTGACCAGCGACAAGGTTGAGGTGGTTGATTGATGACTGACCTGATTGCTGGCGGCGGCGGTGGTGGTGGTGGCAAAGGTGGCGGCGGCGGTGCTGGGTCGGCCAATGTCGCACCAGATGATCTTGACTCGACACAGATAGCCAGGATCATCGACCTGATCGGTGAAGGCGAGATTGAAGGATTTCCGTCGGCCCGCACTTACGCCAGAGATACAGCGAATTACAACAGGGCACTGCTGAAGGACATCTATTTCAACAACACGCCACTGGTGCGTGAAGATGCCAACCCGGCGCAGGAATACGACGCCAACGATTTTAACTTTCGTGACGTTGAGGTTTACACCAGATACGGCACGCAAGATCAGACCTATCTGCCGTTTACATCAACGCAGGAAGAAGTCTCGGTCAACACCAAAGTCACCAAGGCTGTCCCGGTCACGCGCAACATATCCGACACCAATCTGGACGCCATCAGGGTCACCATTTCGGTGCCAGCGCTGCAGATCTTCAGGAGTAACGGCAACGTTGACGGCACCTCGGTTGAACTGCAAATTCAGTTCTCGTATGCAGGCGGTCCGTTCACAACGGTCCTAACCAACACGATCACTGGCCGCACGGCTGACCTGTACCAGCGCACCTACAGGATCAATCTGAGCGCACCGCCGCCGGTTGATGTGCGTATCGTCAGGGTTACGGATGATGCGCCCGCATCTGGCACCAACAATGAGAGCATTGTCGATGAGATCTACTGGGCCAGCTACACCGAGCTGATCTACGCCAAGACTGCGTACCCGAACAGCGCACTGGTTGGCATCAAGATCAACGCTGAGCAATTCAGCAGCATCCCTGAGCGCATGTACCGGGTGCGTGGGATAAAAGTGCGGCTGCCATCCAATGCTGTTGTTGATGGCGTAACTGGACGCCTTTCTTATGAGGGTATTTGGAATGGCAACTTTCAGGCTGCGCAGTGGACCACCGATCCCGTCTGGATCCTGTGGGATCTGCTCACCAGCAAGCGTTACGGGTTTGGTGATTACATCAGCACCAGCTCACTCGACAAGTGGGCATTCCTTGCCGCCAGCCAGTACGCATCTGCGTTGGTGCCTGATGGCCTGACGCTGAACGGCACCGAACCACGGTTCTCCTGCAACGTCAGCATCCAGACCCAGGAAGACGCGTACAAGCTGATCAACGACCTGTGTTCAGTGTTCCGGGCGATGCCGTTCTGGTCGGCTGGTTCGCTAACGATTGCGCAGGACAGCCCCGCTGATGCGATCTACCTGTTCAACCAATCGAACGTCACCGAAGAAGGCTTCAGCTACAGCGGCAGCAGCCTGAAGACACGCAGCACTGTGGTAGCCGTGCGTTACTTCGACATGAACGCAAGGCAGTACGCCTACGAAGTGGTCGAGGATGCTGATTCCATCGCGCGGTACGGGATCCTTAAGAAAGAAGTCGAGGCGTTCGCCTGCACCAGTCGCGGCCAGGCTCGGCGTGTGGCTGAGTGGATCCTGTACGAGGAGCACAACACCAGCGAGGTGGTGACGTTTAAGACCGGTATCGCCGCTGGACAGTACGTGCGCCCCGGCAGCGTCATCAAGGTCATGGACCCGGTGCGTGCTGGCCGTATCCGTGCTGGCCGTATTGCCGAGTCGATCAGCGCCACGCAGGTGCGACTGGACCGTAACGCTGAGCTGATGTTCACCGACAGCGTGCCCAGCACCTTCATCTTTCAGGTGGTGCTGCCGACCGACAGCGCTACGCCGCAGGTGCAGGTGATCAACGGCGCAACGATCAACGGCGACCTAGTCACCCTGCCGACCGCGCTGTACAGCTTGCCTGAGCCTGGCACGCCGTGGATGATCACGCTTCCTGAGTTGTCGGGCCAGCCGTTCCGTGTTCTTACGGTGCAAGAAGAGGAGCAAGGTGACAGCTATGTGATCACAGGCGTTAAGTATGACTTCCAAAAATATGACTATATCGAGCGCGGTGTGCCGCTGTCACCCGTTGACATCAGCGACCTGAACGTGCCGCCGCCGACGCCGACCGACCTGACGGCAAGCGAGGTGCTGTACGAATCGAACGGGCAGGTCTTGTCCAAGGTGCTGGTGAGCTGGCGGCCGCAGTCATCGATCGCGCGGTATGTGTTCCGCTATCGGTACAACAACGGCAACTGGACCACGGTCTTCACGCGTTCGCCTGACCACGAGATCAACAACAGCGACGTTGGCCGTTACGAGTTCGAGCTGCAGGCCGAGAACGCAGGGTTCAAGCGCTCGGGCATTGCAACTGCAGACTTCGATGCACTGGGTAAGACCGCACCACCGGCCACGATCCCGGATCTGTTCATTGCACCGATCGACGACAAGAACGCTGAACTGTACTGGCCGCAGTCGGTTGACCTTGACGTGCGCATTGGCGGCGAGGTGCGGATCCGGTACACACCAGAGATTGGCGTCAATGCCACATGGGGCCGGGCCAATGACATCGTGCCAGCGGTCAACGGCAGCAGCACCCGCAAGATCGTGCCACTGCTCGAGGGCACCTACCTGATCCGTGCGGTGGACAGCCTTGGCAATGAGTCGGCCGGTGTTGCTGCAGTGGTGGTTGACCTGCCAGCGCCGCAGGATACGTTCCTGGTGCAGGA